TGGGATCGACCTCGGTGACGTTCATCACGCAGTCGAGGTTGGCGCGGTCCACCACGCTGTCGACGCGGAACAGTTTGTCCTCGTAGCCGTTCCTAAACGAATTCCAGCTGCCGATATCGCCAGGTTCGACTACCCAATACATCGGGGGGAATGACAGCACATGGGTGCGCGCCCGTTGCGCTTCCTCCAGCCCCGATTTTTGCAGCCGCTGCACCTGGCCGCGATACGGCACGAACTGGAATTGCGGGTTCGCCATCAGCCGGCGGTTGCCGTCCAGAACCTCAAGGTCGGTGCGGTACAGCGCCGGCGCCGTGGCGGTTTCCCAACCCTGCGCCGGATCGGGATAGGTGCCCTGGATGCCGTTGACGGTATCGGCCAGGCTGAAGAACGGCCGGTAAACCTGATCCTCGGTCGACAGCAGATCGGCGTCGGCCCAGGCAAAGGTCGGGCTATCAGGGGAACCCAAATGGATCTTGTAGAAGCCGCCGATTTCCGACAACCGGCCCTGGCACGCCGTCAGCAATGCCTCGATGGCAACGGCGGGCGATGCGTCGACATTGACCATGCCGCCGGATCGGTAGGATGGCTCGGCGCCGGCCTCGCCGATTACGGTGGCGCGGCATTTTGCGATCTGCGCGTTCCAGTTTGCCGCCGGCAGTCGCGCCGGCCCCGTCATGTTCTGTAGACCGAACAGCCAGGCGCCGTTGTAGCGGATGCCGCGCAGGATGTTGTACGCCTGCACCGCCGGCAACTGGTCGCCGTCGCCGCCCCAACTGGCGGGATCGGAATAGCGATGCGAACCGCTGCCCCCGTTGGTGCTGTCCTTTGACGGGTCGTAGAGCGGAACACCCGACAGACCGAATTTGAACGTCGGGAAACCAACGAACAGTTCATCCGCCACCAGCGATGTAGCGATGACGTAACAGATACCGACCCCGACCCGGTTTGATCCATACGGCCGATCGTCCGATGACACCTTATTGATCAGGAACGGATCGGCGGCGGTTTGGGTGCCGTCATAGAACTTGATCCAGAGATGCCGCACACCGCCGGGAGCTATATACTCATGCAGCGGCGTCCCGAACTCGGCGTCATCAAGATCGTGGCGTAGGGTACATTTTTCACCTTGCACCCAGACTTCTAGCAGTTGTTCGCGCGGCAGGTCCGATACGGCAATCACCTGCGTCAGGTAGGCGTTAGGCGTTTCGCCGCTATATCCCCAATAGTTGGCATAGACCAGCGAACCGGCCGTGGCGTGATAGCCGACACCGAACGCCCTCGGCACCGCGCCGCCTGCTGACAGCGTACCCTCGGAACCATGTAGTCCCGCCGATCCCTGATCGGCCGGTTCTTCCGGCGTGCCTGACAGCGCCTTGGCCACATAGTTCAAGCCGATCGATGTCGCGACTGCCAGGCCGGTGGCGACCACGCCGACCACAAAGGTCGATGCACCGGCAAAGCCTATCGCGCCCAGTAGCGCGGTTGCTGCCAGCGAAAAGATTGCCACTCAGAGCGCCTTCAGGAAATGGATTTCGGCGGGCAGGTAGCCGCGGCGCCGATAGAGTTTTGCCACGTCTGGATCTTCCCCCATGCCGGCCATGCCGGCGAACTGGCATCCGTATTCCCTTGCCCATGCCTCGTATTCATCGAGCATCTTGACCGCGCTGATGCCGCGATAGCCGGGGTCGATATACCACACGGTTTCCCTGGCAATCCGCACCGGCCCGAACGGATGTTCGGCAGCGGCGGCCATCAACAGGCCGCGCGCCTGGCCGCCGTCGCCTTCGGGCTTTAGCACCAAGCACAGCGCACCAGACGACAGGTGTGCCAGAAACAACCGCTCGGCATAGGCCGAATCGAAGTTGAAACTGAACCCGCCGTCCCGGCGGTGAAAGCCGGCCTCGATGTGGGATTGCCGCAGCAGGTTGATCACCGCCACCTTGTCCTGCGGCACCGCGTCGAGGATCATCGTTTAGCCGGCGCCTGGCGCGGAACGCCGGCCCGAACCTCGCCGCCGAACTTGCCCCAGAAATGTTGCCAGGTTCCCACCACCGCCACGTCGTGGAAAAAGTCGTCTGTGGCCGAGCGCAGCTTCTGCGATGCGTCCGACCGGGTGTCGGGATTGGTGCGGGTTAGCTCGATGGTGTTGCTGGTGCAGGTCAGTTGCACGTCGCCGCTTTCGCCCTCCCGCGGCGTGCGGATCGGTGCCTGGTCGATGGTGCCGACGAAGCGTGGCGTGGCCGCCGACACCATCTGTCGTGTCTGCGGATCAAACAGGCCGCGGTAGATTTCGACCCTACCTTGCTTGCAGTCGTACTGCCGCACCAGCGCGTTGACCCGATCGGCCACCTGGGACAGCGTGACGGTGATGTTCTGCACCGTGATGTTTGATACCAGCGGGATGTCGGAAATCTGGATCAGCGATCCCGCGCCGTAGAAGGTGCGGGTGACATATCCGCCGGTATCGGGATCGATGATCTGCGCCTGGATGGTTCCGATGTCGGACCAATAGCCGTCAGTCACCGGCACGTTGCTGCCGCGCTCGCGGACCACGAACCAAATGAAGTCTCGCGGCATCACCGCACGCTGTTGCAGCGCCGTCCAGTTTTCGGCGGTGATGTCTCTCATAGCCGCGCCTCCATGGCGCTAAACGAAATGCTGCCCCAGCCGTTCAGCTGCGCCTCCGAGGTGATCGACCCTGGCACGATCGCCATCTGGCAGTTCGGTTGCTTCAACGACACCGCGGTGCCGACCGTGCGCGCCGGCCAGATGTGTGGCCTCACCTCGAATTGTGCCGTGGTGCCCCTGGGCTGCGCCGAACTTGTTTCGTCGGCCAGTTCCGTCGCAAGCGTTCGCACCCACTGATAGGAGAACGTCATCGGCGGGTTGCCGGACCAAGTGCCATTTGTCACCGTCAGGGTCTGACCGACCTCTGGTGTTCCACTGACCACAGGCAGAACCGTGTTGACCGGCTCCGGCAGCGTCGGGGTGCCGTCGGCGGTAGCGGCTTCCATGACCTGGTGCAGATCGCCACCGATTGAAATGTAGTCGCCGACCGACAGCACGAACCCGGCGGGCAAGCCAGACAGGCTGATAGCCTTTCGGTTCGTATGGATCGATGCCAGTGCCGCTATCCCGCCGAACCCTGCGCCGGTGTACCAGCTGCCGTTCGGATAAGCCTGCGGATAGCAGCGCGACATCGGGTATGCCTTGAAGGTCTGCAGGCCGTTTTCGAGCTTGTTCAGTTCGGCCCGCCATTGATCCAGCCTGTTCGGCGACAGCATCTTGGACATCGCCCGCAGCGTCCACAGCGGCGCGCCCATGTCCTTGACGATCACCCGCCCCGAGGCTTGCGTCGACTGCTCCTGCCGGTAGCGCAGCGAGAAGCCAATGGTCCAGCCGGGAAAGGTTGGCAACAGGTCGATCGGATAGGTGATGCTCACGACGGTTGTCCCGCAATATAGGCTTCGGCTTCTTCCTTGGTTTCACAGACGGCCGCAACGCGGTTCATCACATCCATCACCCGCCACCATTTCAGCCACTTGACCACCCTCACAGTCCTGGCACCCGGCCGCGCCTGGCCTGCTGGATCGTGGCCACGGTGCGGCTGGCGAAACTCTGTCGATCGGCCTCGATCACCTGCGCCAGCCGCGCCACCGCCTCGACGCTGGCGCCGCGGGCATCGATTGCCGGCGAATAGACAAACGAACCGCCGCCGGACGATCCCCCGCGCAGCGCAGAGTTCGGCACGATCATGCCGCCCTGGTTCGGGATCATCAGTTCCGGCCCCTTCTCGCCGACGATGTAGGGACGGCCGGCAGACACCGGCCCGCCCTCGGCCTTGAACAACGATGCAAACGGGGATGCCGTTTGTCCTGCGCCCGGCGTGAACAATGACATGATGGTGGAATTGATTGCCATCCGCGCCAGCGAGCGCAGCAGTTCGGCCATCACGTCGTTAAGTTTCTTGCCTTCCAGGATGGCGTCGGCAAACGAATTCGACAGCGCCGAGCCGAACTGCTGGCTGGCTGCGTTCAGTTGGTTTAGCCTATGCTGCGCCAAAGCATATTGCATGGTTGCTTCGCCTTGCGCTGCGGCCGCTTTTTCCAATTTCTGTATCTGTTCCGCGGTGGCGGTGCCATCCTCGCGCTTGGCAATGGAAAGCAATTCCGCTGCCACGCGCGCGCGTTCCTGCTCGCCGACGTTCTGGCCTATCGACAGCGTGTTGGCCTGCGTGACGGCGGTGTGCTTTTCAACCCTGTCTATCGCGCTTTCAAACTGATCTGTCCCGCCGCCGCCGCCGCCGCCGGCGGTGCCAACTGGCAATGGCTTGGCCGGATTTTGTGACGATCGGATTTCAACTCGTTTCGGTGCCGTGGCATTCTCGTTGGCCATCCTCTCCAGGCCCTCGGCGGCCTGGCCGGCCATTCCGGTCTTGCCGGTAATGCCAACGCTCTCGCGAATTTTATTCGACAGGCTTTCGATTGCCTTCAATTCGTTTGCGGTGTTCCGCATGAATTGCCGGGTGCTTTCCAGAGCAGCGTCGAACGCCTGAGACAGATATCCCCCCATAGCTTTTGCGGCGGATTTCCATAGTTCATCGAATTCCTTTGCTTGATCAGACAGCCGCTTCAAGTCCGGCGACGCATCTTGTGCGGCTTGCTGGATTTTTCTTAAGTGTTCCTCACCCTTTCGCAAATCGTCCAGTAACCTCGGATCGATACCCAGCCCTTCCAGAAGCAGCTTTCCCTGAATAGGCGTCAGCCTGGAAATGATGTCGGATACCTTGAGCAATGCTTCGCCGGAATTCTTGATGCTGTTAAGCGCAACGTCGTTGACTTCGAATATCTTCGACAACGCATTTTCTTCACCGCGTTGCGCCTTGTCGAGCAATGCACTCAGGCTCACCAGTGCCTTGTCAACCGCTTCGTAATTGCCACCCAACGCGGTCTGGAAACCGAACACCGCATTCATCGAAATGGCGGCAAGCTTGGCGGTTTCGTCTATGTCCTTGAAACGCGAGTAAAGCTTTGACAATTCGCTGATTGCCGTACTCATCAGCGAACCCGACAGTGTTCCCAGAAAACTGCCGATGCCGGCGCCGACGCCAATGTTGATCTTGGAAAACTTGCCCTCGATATCGCCGACGGCCTTCTCGGCCATGATGCCGGCCTTCTGCATATCCTTTTCGAATTTGGTCAGTTGCGCGGATAGCGCGACAACTAACGCTGCGGTGTCTGCCATGATTTACTCTGCCGAATATTGCTTGATGCGTTTGGTGATCTTGCGCCGCATTGCGCTGCGTATTTTGTTTTTCATCAGGCGGTAGCTCGGGAAAAAGAACGGCTGTGCCGGATGGCCCTGCGCGCCGAACTCGACCGCGCGAGCGTAGTCGTATGGCGGCTTGGTGCCGTGCTGCACCGTCGTCGTCGACCCGCCCGCCCTGATCGCTACCACCGTTTCCTTTTTCCCTTCTTCCTGGCGCAACGAATTCGCCAGGTTGCTGGTAGGCCCATGCGGCACCGCCGACCGCATCACGCCGAGCAGCGCGTCGGCCTGGCTGTGCAACTCGTCCACCGCGTCGTTGAAGATCTCGCGCTGCATGTCCACCGTCAGTTTTCGAAATGCCAGCACCGACTTGTTAGGTGCCATGCAGCGCCTCATGCTCGGCTGACGCTTCCAGCATCGCGTCGAAATCGGCGTCGGATGGTGCTTCCGGTTTCGGCTCGGAGCCGTGTACCCTGTTCCATCCGTCGACGCAGGCCGCAAATTGCCAGATCGAACAGGCGTCCACTTGCGACGGCGTCATGCCTATTGCAGCACCGATCCCGTAGATGGCGCCGAACCGGATAAGGTTTCCTCCGTCGCCGTCTCCGGTTCGATCGGCGCCGGTTCTTTTCCCACGGTATCCCCTGGCGGCCCGACCAGCGCCGTCATCAGGATGGCCTGCGCTAGCAACATGCTGGGATAGAACGGCTTGTTTTCGACATGCCGCTTCACCAGCACCAGCGCCCGGTCGGCCTTCATGCCGCCGCCGATCAGCCCCAACCGTATCACCTCGCGCGCATCCGACGGCCAGGCGCCGCCGCGGCGCAGCGCCTCGGCCAGTTCAAGCGCGCCAATCGATGGTGCGCCCACCTCCAGCCGCGGCCGGTTGATGGTTTCCTGCAACTCGCGGAACTGACCATAGGCCAGCCGGAAGGTGCATTCGCCATCGCCGAATTGCAGCGTGACGCTGCCGTCCTCCAGACTCATGGCGATGGTCCTACGGGATCACTTCGGGCACCACGGCGCCATCGCTGACGATGTTAACCGCCAACTGCACCTTGTTGCCACGCTCGGCGGTGATGCCGTATTCCTGCAGCTTGGCCGGCATGATCCAGGCATACTCTACGGGATTGCCGAGTTCGATGCGAACGTTACGGGTTTCGCCGGCGTTCCACCAGTCTTCCCAAACGTCAAAGCTTTCCTTGGCAACCACGCCAGATCCGGCAATGGCGGCCTGGTAGCTGACCACGTCGCGGCCGAGCCAGGCCGGTGCGTCAGGGTCGTCGCAATCTGGAATATTGGTATCGTTGAGATTGGCAGTTCGGCTCAACCCTTTCGAGGTCAACCCGCAGGGATCAGTGAACACTTCAGGCGAAGCGCCGTCGCCGATCTTGACGAGGAACTGGCTGAATGGATAGGTGGTGGCTTGCGTCATTGTCGTTGCTCCATAAAAAAACCCGCCGGCTAAGGCGGGTCGGTGGTTTGGTTGGTTTTGTTGCTATGCCTCAAACAACCCTCATTGCAGACAGGCGGCTGATTTCGATGGTGCCAGCCGGAGCCTTGGCGAAGTTGAAGATGATCTGGAAGTTGGGATTGTTGCCAGACGCCGGAAACGGATAAAGGCTGTAGACAAGCATTTGAGTAGCCGTCGTGCTGTCGGGCCACAGCGCCGTCAGATCATTATTTAGGTTCGGCGAAATGTAGGTCGATGATGTCGGGATGAGAAGCATTCCAGCAAAGCCGGTGAAGGACGTCAGATCTACCACGCACTCATAATCGTATCGCCGTGTCGCGTCGCTGTTGTTCACGTTGGTAATCGTCGGCGCGCAGGCAACGGTAATCGTTCCCAATGCTCCAGCCACAACCATGCGCTGTTTTCGTTCGCCCAGCGTGCCCGTCACAATCGAGTTGGTCGAGGTCGGCCCGCTTCCCGACGGGGTTATCTCCAGCCTGGATGCCGCACCTGTACCAGCCACGCCGGTATCTAGCCCGCTGTTATAAACGCCTGCTGTTCCAAGACAGTTG